CAGTATACCATCGCCCATACGTCTTGTCAACTCTTGTTTTGTAGGTGTCACATCGTTGGTTATTAGTTTATCTTTTCTTGGTCTACCGTGGTGGTAGGAAGCAAGTATATCACGAATTTCTCTTACCTGTGATTCGGAAGAGTAAGAACGGACCTGCCAGCCCCTCTCTCCGCCCTTCTGTGACCCCATAGGGAAGGGAATAATACCTTTTAGCATTAATGCTGGCATGTATTTTTTATGCCTGTTTACGAGTTCTGCGGTCTGTCCTACAGTATAGGCTCTTTGCCTATTCTTCTTAAAATCACTAACTAAACAACTTTCTATCTGGTCAAGTGTAATATTATAAACAGACATTATTCCATTAGAGTTATTCATGTGGTATACACGGACTAGGTTTCCATTTAAAAACCATACTTTTTTATTCCCTGGAACTACAGGGGCAGAGTTGTACTCTTCCATTGTTTGAGCAGCCATTATAACTCGCTATGCTGTTGGACCAATTGCAAGAAGGTTAACATACATATCCACACCACTTGCTTTAGTTTCTAGCCATCTAACAGTGATGTCGCAACTACTTGCAGTGACATTTGAAATAATGATAGTGCAGCCTACTCCAGATGCAGTACTAGTTGCTGTTGGTGTTGCAATAATAATTGGAGTATTTGAAAATCCATCAAATTTTGCACTTGATACTGATACAGATGTGTTGACTGTACTACTGGTGGCAGGGATTTTTAGATTGTTAATTCCATAAGTTTTTAGTTTGTTAGAAAGAACTGATTCACCAATAATCGAAGAACTGGATGTTGCAGCAGTCAAATTAAGACTAGTAGTATGGTTGTTAACCACATTCACCAGTTGATTAATAAAATCATAGTCTACTGGCTGATTTGTTCCTGGCATCTGTATTGTCATAATAACATTATAGCATAAAAGAGTTCATTACTCAATATTTGCTAAATAACCCCACCATCCAAAGAAATAGGTATGCTTCTTAGTGTTGTTTTAAATAAAAAGGTTGCTTCGTCATCTATAACATTTCCTACGAACTTTGGGAATGTTTCAGCAGTAACAGCAATTTGAACATGTTTGGCACCATCTGGTATTTCTATGTCAACTAATGATTTATAAACTACTTTTGGATATTGTGTCCAACTTGTTGAGATTTGAGTACCCTCGTCTGGTGGTGTAGTTGTATAATACCACTTTAAATAAACATCAAAATAATTTAAATCTATTGAGTCTGGCATATTCCAAGATATCTGTAGCCTTTGCTTGTCACTGATATTATCTATTTGTGTAAGTTGATAACGCACTGGACTTGCTGCAACTAATGATGGAATACTGTTTGTTAAACCAACGACATAATTCTTTGACCAATCTGAATACTGATTGCCATCCTTAGACCTAATCCTATATCTAAATACATATTCTCCAGTATCCTTAATTGCTGGTAAATCTGCCTGAACTATTTTTACTTTTTTAATTCCTTCGTCTGCCATACTATACTCCAACTACAAACTGAAACTGTATTGTTTGTTGTGCATTTTCCTCTTTAGTAATTGTTAGATTATTACTATTTTTAATCACAGTATATCCAGTTAATCCATATAAAGGATTATTGCTTGTTGAATAATTAAATGTTATTGTATCAAATGCTAGTAGATAGTTTGCACTGGGGCTACCTCCAGAAATTACTGAAGAATATATCTTTACAAACTTTACTGCATCCCAGTCAAATTGGTCAGAACTTTCTAGTTCACTTAATTTTTTAGTAAATACCACATATCTATTTTTAGTAAAGTCTTGTTCGCTACTTGTAAGTATTGCATGAAGTCTTTTATATTTGTATGTGCTTGTAGAACTTCCAGAACTGTCAATTGTTGCAAACTCTAACAAAACTCTAATCTCGTCAGGTGCTGCTGTTGCTGGTGCTATATTTACAATAGATAGTGCAAGTTTTATTTCATCACTTGGAGAGGCACCCTTTAGTTTTGATAAAGAAATATTTGATATCTCTATATGATTCGTTGTTCCACTTGGAGTTAGTTTGCCACTAGAAACTGTAAATGCAGCATTGTTACCATAAACAAAATAAGAGTTATTGTAAAATCTTGGTCGTTCTTGTCTATTGATTCTTGTTGCATTATTAAACACAACATTGTTTGCGTTAGCCTGAAATACTGGGTCAGTTACTGTAATTTCATTTGTAAAACTTCCTTCATCTAAAGCAATGCTTTTAAACAAAATGTCAGAGATGCTTGTTGATGAATGATATTGCCAAGTTTCTGTTGCAAAATCAAATAAGGTTTGACTATTAACTGCTGCAGTATTGTCACGAATATCAGAAAATATTCCAATCTCGCTAATCTCATATCTATTTGTTAGTGGTAAATCAGCGGAAAACATAATTTTAGAAAGTCCGTTCTCAGTAAAACTATTTTTAGTTGTGATTGGAATTCTAAACATCTCTAGGTTCAAAGACTTTTTATTTGAAAAATCTAATATTGCTTTTGGAGATGGACTTGGAGATACCAATGTTCTTACTGTGGTATCACCAATAGAAAATTTAAAACTATTTGACGTTACGCTTGTTATTAACCAAGTTCCAATGTAAATACTAGCAACGTTGCTGCCACCTGTGTTGTATATTTTTACATAATCTCCGACTTGAAAATCGTGGTTTGTAGATGTAATTATTTTTGCATAGCCAGTTGTTGCGTTTGCAGTAGAAGATTCTGTAGATGCAATGTCTACGCTAAATGCTGTTCTTGGTCTTGCCCCACAACCTACTGCAATATATGATGCATATGGAATTGTTGCATTTGTAAGGGATTTTCCCAGAATTTCTTTTCCTTTTGAAGTAATCATTATGAATATATTGTATCATTAAGTTCTGTCTCATATTTCCAAAACTCAATTTCTACCTCATCCCCTTCCCTAACGTTGACAGTATCAATGATTAAACTATTATTCTCGTCTATATATATGCTTTCACCGTCTGTACCTGAGCCAATTTTTGGAATATAAATATCCAAATTCGAGTAAAAAGTTGATTCAAGATTGTTCAAAGTACTGGCTGATAATAGTATGTTTTGTGGATTAGTTTGTATTGTTGTAACGGTAACATCAATACTTGAGTTATTGCTATTGTCAACATTGCTGCTTATTGTAACCAAGTTTGTGTCGCTATAGTCCAGGATTTCTCCAGAGTTAAGTGTTTGTAAAACAAAGTCCTCCAATGTTTTGTAGGTTGGAATATTTGCTGAATCTACAAACAAATTAGATGTTGCAATCTTTATACTTGTTGCTTTAGTGGTAGTTGAACCAGCGGCAGTAGCAGTTATATTAGAAATATTATTTGATGTTATTGGTTTTGCACTAAGAATTGCCATTAGGATACCTCACTTAAAAATAAAGTTTGTGATGGACCAGTATCACTTACCGAATGATTAATAGAATAAACAACAAATCTAGAATCTGGAGATATTTGTGTGTCATATGTTGTTAGCCCATTGATTGTTTTTTCAATGGAATAATCAATTTGCAGAATGTCTCCCAGTTGTATGATTGGTAGCCCAAAGACTTCTACACCTATTGCAATTTTTGGTTTTTTAATTTTTTGAATCATCCACCCCATCATATCATATGCTGTATCTCTGTCTTGTATGTATGGTGCTTCTAATGAAAAATCTTTTTTACCATATGTAACTCTACTATTTTTAATTAAAATTGAATCATTCTTAGAATTTGTGGCATTGCTTGGCAAACTTGTAAATTGTGAATGCGAATAATCGTTAACCTTATTGAAATAATCATCTACTGTTAACTCATTGTTTGATTCTGCTGTAAAGGCAATTCCGTTAATTCTTAAGTAGTTTCCAGTAGAGGAGTCCATTGGAAGTGGAGAATCTGTTGTATTGAAAACCATAAACTCTGCACCATAAGGATTTGCCCTAAAATTAGAAACATAATATCCCAACAATGGATTATATGTATTCGCAATTTTTGCAACTAAGGCTGGATATGCCTTATCATAACGAACATTGAAATAGGCACATTCACGCAAAATTGTTCCAAACTCTTCGAAGTATAGGTCATTTTCAAATCCTGTTGATGTTTGACCAGATAAATAATCTGTAATAATTGTTTCATTAAGTCTATAGGCATTAAACGTATTGGATAGTTTTATGCTATTAAGGTCAAATATTTTTGAAGAATTAGTTATAGATGTTTGT